GGACGCGGGAACCGATTCGCGCAACTCGCCGGGCAGGCTTATAGCGCGGCTCCGGCGCAACAGAACGCACTGATCGGGCAGGCTGTTAGCGTCGACCCGACCGCCGGATTGCAGCTGGGTAGCCAACTCGCCACGCTAAACGGTGATCGGCAGAAGACCGCGCAGGCTGCTGAAGTCGACCACAACAAGAAGTTGCGTGGTGCAGCGCAGTTCGCGCTTGACGCGCTGAAGTCCCGCGATCCCGCTCGCATTCAGGGCGCCGGCAATGCGGTGGGGCCATATCTGACGCAGCTCACCGGAAAGCAGTTTCCGGGGCTTAGTGAAGACATGCTGCCAGCCCTGTATCAGGTGCTGGCGCAGACGGGCGGCGCAGATGAGACAAAGGGCGTCGTGCTGTCGGCTGGCGGCCAGCTCCGTAACCCGATGACCGGCGAATTGCTGGCCGACAACCCGCAGTCGCTGCAATACCACGACGTGCCCATGGGCGAAGGCAAGGCCGCTGGCGTGTTCGATCCGTCCACGGGCACCATCCGTCCGGCTGTTGGCGGAGCAGCGCAGCCAGGACCGCAGGGAGCGCCACAGGGCGACCCCATGCAGCCCTTCATCGACCAGGCGAACCACGCCGTGCAGCTGGGCGCTGATCCGGCGAAGGTCGAGGCGTGGTTGCAGCAGCAAGCGCAGCAGATCGGCGCGCAGCCGCAGGCGCCGGGACAATCTCAGCCTGCCGCACAAGCGCCGGCACAGTTCGGTGTGGGCACGCCGAAACCATCCGCCGCAGACCAGGAGTCGTTCGGGGCGCCGCAGCAGGTCATGGGCGCCGATGGCAAGCCGCACCTCGTCCAGTTCGGGAATCGCGGCGGTCAGCGCGAAGTGAGCGGCTTCCTGAAGCCGGAAATGACGCCGGCTCAAGCGGCGAAGCAGGCTGTGCAGCAGCAGAAGGCCGAAGCCTCCAAGGCGGATGCGCTGGAATCCTACGACCAGTCGATCAGCCAGATCGACAACCTGCTCAACAGTCCCGGGGCATCCATGCTAGGCACCTACACGGGCGACGTTGCCGGCATGTTCCCGCACACCGATACGTCGAACGCGAACGCGGCGCTGGACAACATCAAGAATCAGGTTCTTCTGAACACGATCTCCAAGCTGAAGGCCTTGTCGGCCACGGGCGCCAGCGGATTCGGCTCGCTCAGCAATCAGGAAGGCGAGATCCTGAAAAACTCCATCGCCAGCCTCGACAGGAAGCAGACGAATGCGCAGCTGATGCAGAACCTGCGGAACATCAAATCGATGCTGCAACAGTCGCGAAACAACGTGGCGGGGAAGCAGGTCGAGTTTGATGCGGGGCAGGGCGCGGGGCAGGCTCCGCAAATCCCGCCACAGGCCGGCGGCGTCGATGACCTCCTGTCGAAGTACGGGGTGCAGTGATGCCGACCCTTGACCAGCTCGGCGAGGCGCTGAAGCGGGCCGACGCTGCGGGCAATACAGACGATGCGCGGCAGCTCGCGCAGGCCTATGCGCAGATGCGGGACTCGCAGGGCGGACAGCAGTCGGATGCCCGCAATTCAGGCGTGATGACCGACGCGCAAATTGATGCCAGCAACCGCACGCCGGAATCTCGTGCTGCTGCCGCACAACAAGACCTGACGGACAGCATGTCTTTTGGTGATCGCTTCATCGCGGGCGTCGGGCATGGGATGACGCGCGTCGGGCAGGCGCTTGAGCAGTTGAATCGTCGTGCCGTTCCGACGAGTCCTGAGCTTGACGCCTTCATTGGGCGCGAAAGCACGCCGGCGTTCGAATCGCGCATTGCCGGTGATGAGCGCCGGTATCAGCAGGGTGTTGGGAAGACGGGTGCAGCATTCACCGGAAGTCTTGTTGGTAATGTGGCAGCCACTGCGCCGCTGGGGGTTGCTTCAATCCCCGCCCGCGGCGCCAGCCTTGGCGTGGCCGCGTTGCGCGGCGCGATCGGCGGTGGAGCAACGGCAGCATTTAGTGACCCTGTTGAAGCTGGCGGGGAACGGACGCTTTCAGGCCTGATCACCGGACAAGACCCTGGCCCATCGTTCTTGCAGCAAAAGGCCAAACAGGCAGGCTTGGGCGCGCTGGCTGGCGGTGTCGTGCCAGTCATCGGCCGCGGGCTCATGCGGGGCGTTGAAAATCTCGTCCCGTCGAACATCGTGAACCGCGTCGCCAACGTGTTCACAAAAAACGCCAATGCACAGCCATTCGCCGCAGAAGGCGAGCAGCTTGCCGCGCGCACTGGCATTCCTTTCACGCCAGGCCAGGTATCCGGCGCGAAGATGCAGACGGGCTTGGAAAACCTCTCCAGGCAGTCGTTCTTTTCTGCTGACAAGGCGTTCCAGGCCGATACGAAAACTGCGAATGCCGCGGTGGACTTCATCAACCGCACCATGGGTAAGTTGTCGCCCAATGACGTATCAGCCGAAGGTGTCGGCCAGCGCGTACAGGACACGGTGCGCAATGTAGTGAAGTCGATCGCCAACAACCGCGAGGCGACGGCGGCGCGGCAATACGGCGCCATTGACAAGATGCTCGGCGATACGCCGGTCGTTCGTTACAATAAGACCGCCGACATGCTGCGCAGCATGATCGGTGAATATGAGGATGTTCCGGGGCAGGCCGCGGCGTCGATGCGCGCCCAACTCCAAGGCATGCTTGACGACATCGCCAAGAAGCCGGCCTATACGCTCAGCTCGGCGCAGAAGGCGCGATCCGCCTACGGGCGAGCGGCGTCGGGCAGCGCTGACGTGTTCAAGGACGTGAAAACCAGCGAGCAGGCGCGCATCGCCAAGCGGCTTTATGGCGCCATGTCCGACGACATCGAGACGTCAGCGGCGGCACTGGATGCCGGCCCGCGCTTCGGTCCTGGCCTGATGACGCAGACGGACGGCGCGATGATCCAGCGCGGCGGCGTGGCCGACATGTGGCGCAAGGCAAATGAGGACTACCGAAACTATTCCAAGCTTATCGACGCGACGGAAGCTTCGCCATTGCGTCGGCTCGTCGGTGACAAGGTGGATGTGGGCGACTTCCTGACCGTGAACAAACTGCCTCCGGAAAAGGTGGTCTCCACACTTGGCGGCATGACGCCCAGCGAACTGAAGATGGTGGGCAACGTTATGCAGCGCCAGGCGCCCGACGTCTGGCAGGATTACAAGCGCCTACTGGTCAAGAACGCGCTTGACGAGGCACAGACAGCCCCGGCCAGCATGGGCGCCAACACGCTGCCGCTGAATGCGGCGAAGTTCGTGTCTGCGATGGGCGGCGGCAAGCCGGCGAAGATCGCGCAGATGAAAGCCCTGTTCACGCCCGAGGAATACAGCCAGATCGACGACGCTTTCAACGCCATGCGCCGGCTCGGCGACAAGTTCGGAGCCAACTACAGCGGAACGGCTCCGGCTGCGGAAATGCTCGGCCTGCTGCGGGGGTTCGGCATCAAGACGGCGGCCAGCGTCGGATCGCAAGTGATTGGGTTGCGCAAAATGGCGAACGTCATGCTGAACGCGGACGGCCGGCGGGCACTGGTGGAATTGAGCCGCTTACCGCCACAAAGCCGACAGGCTGCGTCACTTGCCGGCTATATCACCGCGCTCGCGACGTCGAATCAGGGCGTAGACGTTAGCTCGAGCGGTCAGGTACAGCAGAACGCAAGAAAACAGCAGTAGCCACGCGATGGCCGTGGCGCCTAGGTGATGGGATATTCCGGATTTACCCACTGCGCAGCCAACAAGAAGAACGCTCATGCCGAGCGTCCACCTTCCAACCTCTTCCTTTCCCGGTAACGCGATTTTCATAGGCGCCAATCCTAGCACCAGCCCCAGTCATAAGCTCAACCCAGCCCGCCTCGCGCGGGCTTTTTATTGGGAAATCCCATGCCGACCTTCCGCATCCTCGACCAGTTCCCGGTCTACCTGAACCTGTCCGGCCAGCTTGCTGACGGCGGCTCGCTCAAGTTCTACGACACCGGCACCACCACGCCGCGGGACGTCTACGCCGACCCCGCCAAGACCGTGAACAACGGCAGCAGCGTCCTGATCGGCAGCGATGGCCGGCCGGTGGTCGACATCTGGGGCGACGGCAGCTACCGGGTGCGTCTGTACGACGTGGACGGCACGCTGATCGACGAGGCCGATGACGTCGAAATCCAGGGTGGTGGCGGGACGGCAATTCCGGCGCTGGAAACAGGGAAAGTCCTGAGCAATGACGGCGCCGTGCTGCAATGGGTCGATACCAGGGAAGTCCCCGACCCGACCGGCTCCAGCGGCAAGGTGCTGGGCAACGATGGCGAGAACCTGATCTGGCAGGCGCCGCCCACGCCTTCATCGTTCGCCCCGGTGATTACCGCCAACTCGATCAAGCTCGGTACGATCATGCTGCAGTGGGGTAGCGACACGATTGCGCCAACCGGAGCCAACACGGCGAACAAGGCGTTTTCCTTCGCCACTACGTTCACGGCCCTCTATCACGTCGAGGCGACGCTTAATGGGTCGTCTGGAACGTCGGGGGGTATTGGTATTCCCGTCTTGAGCGTGGGCGCAAGGTCGATCGCGGGGGCGACGGCGTTCATCGACTCCAACAACGATGCGTTCACCATCATCAATAGCTCGCCATTCACTTGGTTTGCTGTCGGCTCCGTACCCGCATGACCGATTCCACCATTCTTCCGGGGCAGCGTGCGGCGCTGGTTGACCGTAATGGTACGACGACTCTGGAGTTCTATCGGTTCTTTCGCTCGCTATCGGTAACTGCTGACCTGCCGGCGCGTGTCGATGACCTGACCGTTCGCGTAACCGCGCTGGAAGAGGGCGATAGCACGGCCGGGAATGTCGTCGGCAAGCAATCCATCATCTCGGCCGGCGTCCTGTCCAATGGCCTGGTGTTGCTACGGTTGGATGGCGACGTGGATGTAGCCCCGGCGCTGTCGTTCTACGGCGCGTTGACGGCTGGCGCGAAGGGATGGCAGACATACTCCGAAAACTTCAGTGCGCTGGAAAACGGCGATGGAACGTCATCACTTGATCTGGCTGACCTCGCCGACTCCGGAACCGGCGCCGCGCTGGTCAAGATAACGAGAGACGCAAAGGGGCGCGTCTCTGGCACGCACTCTGCCACCACGACCGACCTGGCCGAAGGCTCGAACCTCTACTACACCGACGCTCGCGCCGATGCTCGCATCACGCTGCAGAAAGCCCAGCCGCTGGGCCTGGCCACGCTCGACGCCGCCGGCAAGCTCGACGCTGGCCAGTTGCCTGCGCTGGCGATCACCGAGACGTTCGTGGTCAACACTCAGGCTGCGATGCTGGCGCTGTCCGCGCAAGAAGGTGACGTCGCTGTCCGTACCGACCTGAGCAAGTCGTTCATCCTGACGGCGGCGCCTGCATCCACGCTTTCGAACTGGCAGGAATTGCTGACGCCGGCCAGCCCAGTCACGTCGATATTCGGACGGGTCGGCTCAGTCACCGCAGCCACCGGCGACTACACCTTCGCGCAGATCGGCAGCACGCCGACGACGCTCGCGGGGTATGGCATCACGGACGCGGAGCCGACCATCGCCGCCGGCACCGCGGCGCAGTACTGGCGCGGCGACAAGAGCTGGCGCGACTTTGCGACGGACGTTCGCGCGGCAGTACTCGCTGGCCTATCGACCGCCACCAATGCCGTCATCACTACCGCCGATACCGTGCTGTCTGCACTAGGCAAGCTGCAGACGCAGATCACCGACAACCTGCTACCCAAGGGTTACATCGACGGCCTCGGCATGCTCTACGTCGGACCCACGTCCGTGACAATCAAGAGCGGAGCGGCCTACATCCTGGGCGCTGGAAAGGTTGTGCGCAATGACAGCGATATGGCGCTGACCGGTATTGCCATTGGCGCGTCGGCTTGGGGGCATATCTACGTCTACGCGAGCGGCGGGGTACTGGCTGCCGAAGTCTCGGCCACCGTGCCGGCAGCGCCTTACAACGGCACGGCGCGCAGCAAGACGGGCGACACGTCTCGACGCTACATCGGCAGTGTAAAAACAGATGCGTCTGGCAACCTATACAACTTCCTTCATTCATCAACCTCGATTTCTTATCGTAATGTGCAGGGCGCCGTCCCGTTTCGTGCGCTTTCTAACGGAACATCCCTTGCGGAAACATCTGTTTCTCTTTCGGCGGTAGTCCCGCAAACATCCAGACTGGTGTTCATCCGTGTGATCAACACCGCAACGAGCGCCGTCACCGCTCAGATCTACACGGGAACATCGGATGACAGCGCATCAGGTCCCCCAACTAGCGGCATCATGACGTTTGACCCCAGCAAGGACGGCTTCGTTAATCATCCGCTGGATTCGTCACAAGCCATGACTTACTGGTATAGGACGGCGCCAAGCGGCGGTGGCGCTTACATGGATGTTTACGGATACAACTATGATCGGTGACATGCAGGCCGGATATGCGGTTTCCACGCTTGCAGATGGGTGCACGAGTTGGCGTGCGGTGGCCACCGATACGGAAATGTTACCCGGCGAAATCTTCGCCACCGAGCCGCCGACACCAACGCTCGCAGATGCTGCGGCCGCCTTGACGGTTGACGTGCAGGCATGGCTCGATGCCACGGCAGGCGGCAATGGTTATGACTCGATCGCCTCATGCATCTCGTACCGCGGCAGTTCTGTCGTCCAGTGGAACGATGATGCGACCGCGGCATTGACCTGGCGCGACGCCGTCTGGCAGGCCGCGTTCCAGTGGCAGCAAGCAGCGCTCGCCAATCCGCCCGTTACGTTCCCGACCTCGGCCGAAGTGATCGCACAACTGCCGCAGCCCGAGACATTCGGCTGGGTCACGCATCAACCAGGGGCTACCGCATGACCGATTACGAGCGCTTGGCACATCGCGAGACCGGACATCTGCACCTTCCGCACGTCGAGCCGAGCTGGACGATCGGCACGGTGCTTGCAGCAGCCTGCTCCATCGTCTCGCTTCTGTCCGTGCTGGTGGCGATCACCTGGGGCTATGCGCGCGTGACGTACGCCACCGACAACGTGCCAGCCATGAAGGCGAAGCAGGAGGTCATCGAGCGCGACGTGGCCGTGCTGAAGACGCAGCAGCAGAACGGCGAAGCGAAGTATTCGGAGATCCTCGCCCAGCTCAACAAGATCAGCGACAAGGTCGATCGGCTGAACGACTCGAAGGCTGACAAGCAAATGAAGGAGTGGACGCGATGAAACTGATCGACAACGCAAGCCAGTGGCACAAGCTGTGGAGCATCCGCTTCGCGATCCTGTCGGCGCTGTTCGGCTCGATCACGACGGCGTACATGGCGCTGCCGCCGGACTGGCTGCCGTACATTCCGGGCTGGGCGAAGCTGCTGCTGGCGGCAGGTTCGATGTTGACCGCCGGCGCCGCAAGCGTGGCCCGTGTGGTGCAGCAGACGAAGTTGCAGCCGGACGATACCGACAGGGCGGGTGCGTGATGAACACTTTCGACTGGGTAGTGTGCGGCATCGCCGGCATCGGCCTTGTTGGCTGGTTGCTGCTGCGCTGGATCATGAGCGGAAAGGACTCGCTGCGATGACCCTCGCCGACCGCCTACACCAGCACGAAGGCCTGCGCCTGCAGGTCTACGACGACGCCACCGGAGCTGCAATCAAGCCCGGCACGCGCGTCATCGGCAACCCGACCATTGGCGTCGGGACGCTGATCGGACCGGGCGGCGGGATCACGGAAGCGGAAGCCGAGTACCTGCTGAACAACCGCGTGAACATCGCCACGATTGCCGCCAAGCGGCTGGCGCCGGGCCTGATCGACGACGAACCGGAGCGCTTCGACGTGCTGGCAGAAATGTGCTTTCAGATGGGCATGGGTGGCGTGTCCAAGTTCACGAACACGCTTCAGGCGATCAATCAGCGGCGCTGGAACGATGCCGCAGACGGGATGCTGGCCAGCACCTGGGCGCTGCAGACACCCGGTCGGGCACGTGAACTGGCCGAGATCATGCGGAGCGGCAAGGCATGACCCTCTGGCTAAAGCTCAAGGGCTACCTGATCGCCGCCGGTGCCCTCCTAGCTGCGCTGGCTGCCGCTGTGCTGTACGGCAGGGCCAAAGGCAAGGCAGCGGAGCAGGTCAAGACACGAGCCGCGCAGGACGCCGCGGTGACGGCGCAGGAAACGGTTCACGCTCACGAGGTGCGCAATGAAGTCGAGAACGAAACCGCGAAGCTACCGGACGCCCCGGCTCAGTCGGTGGGCGCTGCTGATCCTGCTACTGCCGCTGGCCGGCTGCGCGACGACGGGTGGACGCGCGACTGATTACTGCGCGCCGTGGAAACCGATATTCGTCAGCCGGGTGGACGTGTTGACGGACGGCACGGCCCGGGCGATCCGGGATCACGACGAGACCGGCGTCAAGCTGGGGTGCTGGCTGGCGCCGAAGAAGAAGGGATGATGCGGTCGGCTTGCTGCAACTTGTCGGGGGCGGCTTTCATGCATGCGTTCCACATGATCCCGGTGAACACTGGCCCGCCCTGGTAGCCATGACGATACAACTCGGCCATGTAGGCCGATTTCTCCGTCTCCGTGCACATGCTCTCAAAAAGCCGCATGACCTGGTGCGTGCGCTCCTGATGAGCTAAACGACGATCATCCTGTACGGGCTGACGCTTATTGAATGGCCATGTGCGCATGCGCCAATCCTACCAAGAAATCAGCGAAACCCGACAGCACGAAGAAGCCCGCTGCAGCACACTGACCACGCCCCGACCGTCAGGCCTCATCCGGCGATAGTCTGGTTCTTCCGACGTGCGATCAGGCGCGGGCCGATGACCGGGGCGACCTACTGTGCCAACTGTGCCATCACCCCTGCAAAACGGGGTCATTTCGTGCACTTTTGCAATGGCAAACCCCTTGATATAGAGCCATTCCTGCCTATCGCGTGCAATTAGGAGGGGGCCGCTCTATCCAACTGAGCTACGAGGGCAGCGGCGGGATTTTCGCATGGATCACGCGGCGGTGCGATTGTGTTGTCCTTCCCTTAGCTTGCAGTGGAGGCTGGCGAGGGGCG